TTAAATCATGCCAAGAAGCTTGAGCACCGCCACGATGATACCCACAGCATAAAGCCCAACCTTATTTAGCAAATTGTAAAGGATTGCCGTTATCATCACTGTTCCTCCTTTGCCGAGTCCTTGAAGCCCTCAATGGTAGTATTATCATCGGTATCAAATCCGTAGTCTTTACGGAACGCTTCATTGAATTTGCTCACCGTGGCTTCTATCAGCATTTTCAGCTCAAGGTCGGTAATCGTTATGCCCTTTTCATTCAGCATCTCAACGATTGCTTCAGCAGCCTTATCATATTTCTCCTGACCGTGCAGATCCTTGTAGAGCTGCTCGATAGCCTCGACGCAGGTCTTGGCAACCGCTTTCTTCGTCTTGTCGTCAAAATACTTCTGAAAGAGCTTCTTCGCGCATACGCCGAGGTATGATGCTATAGCTGTCAGAATGGTGCAAAGGATGCCCATTCCGCAGCTGTCCCAAAATGCTTTTATGTATTCCATGTGCTTGTCCTCCTTATTTGAGCAGCTGATTTACTTTCTTCTGAACTTCGGCAGGATCATAGCCCGCCGCTTTGAGTCTGATTTTTCGAATCGCGCCATTGCCCCACTTACCGGCGATAACTTCGCGGGCAACGGTGTCAACGGATTTTTTAGCCGGCTTTTTCTGAGTGTAAACGATTTCATTTACACGCTTCTGAACCTCGTTCGGGTCATACCCGGCATTGCGCAGGCGTGTCATACGGTCGGCACCGTTGCCCCACTGACCGTTGATTACTTCGTGAGCGACCTCATCGACGGGTTTCTTTGTGCCCTGAGGCTTCGTCTGTGCCGCGTCAGCGACATATTTGACATACGGCAGCTTACCATGCTTCGACCAGTTGCGGCGATTGTAACCGGGTTTGTCGCAATTGCAGGCGGTTATCTGCACGCAGTTCTTCCAGCGCGGCGTACACTCGACTGCAAGCCCTTCGCCTACGTACACGCCGATATGCCCCGGAGACCACAGGGCTTCTCCGATTTCGATTTTGCTGAAGTTTGTGCTGATGCCTGTACACTTCTGGATCATTGCATCCGCATTGATATCCGGCACACCGTTCGAAGCGTACTTCGCGCCGCCGTAGGGTTTGGACTTATCGCCTGTCCAACCCCAAAGCACACCCTTTATAAGGCAGACGCAATCAAAACCGAAGGTGTCAGCTGATGCCGTTTTTATCATCTTCTGTCTGCTCGGGTCTCTGTTGTAGTCGTTATTGTTGCAATAACGCTGTTTGTTGGATGCCGTAAGCGGTGCGCCGAAGCAGCCGTTCACATAAAGCGTCTTGTAGTGCAGCGCGATATCTTTCACCTTCGCTGCGAGTTCTTTGTTTGTCATGATAAATAACCTCCTTATTTTTTATAAAGCTGCTGTTCGATCGTATCGATCCTGTGGTGCGCCTGTTTGGCGGACGATTCGACAGAACTCAGCCGTTCGACCACCTTTCCTATCTGGTCATCTTGCTTTTCCTGCTTTCTTTTGATGTCATCAACGCCACTTTTGATGTATCCGAGTTCCGTTAAAACGACACCATCTTTCTTGCCCTCGTCTTTGTTATCACTTTTGCCGTTCCGCTTATAGGCGATATAGCCAAAGATTATTGCGCATATAGTCCCGCACGCACTAAGAATCGTCAAGAAGATGTTTACACCGCTCATGTAGTCACCTCCTCAGCTTTAATGCACTTGTTTTCCCACTTTTTGTAGGCATCCAAATAGAGTTCCTGCTTGTCTCCACTGTATGTTATCTCATAGTACATCCCGTCAAAAAGCGTTGTGCTCGCCAAAGCCTTGCTATTCTGTAAGGTTTTACACAGCCACACAATAAAAACATCGTTCTCGGTGATTTCCTTGCAATCGCTTTTATCTAAATGAGCGTTTGCATACTCTGCAACGATACGCTTAATTAAACTTACAAACTGTTCCGTATTCATTTCAAATCACCTCCTCAAAATATATTCCGACGAGCTGCGACGGTACATACTGCAAGATAGTACCTTGACCGTTGCTGTCGTCGCGTATGCACTTGTATGTTTTGCCGCCGTCAACATAATATAGGTCTTTGTAATACCTCATGCCAGCCGCCGCCGTGATAGGATTATCAATTGTGCCGTCTTCGTCTACCGTCACACGTTCCCAGTGTGCGGGAGTCACACTCGGACGCCATGTGGGATTGGCGGATATCGCGTTGTAGCAGCGATAGAGCTTACCGCCGTCGCGCACCCTGTCGCCGATAGAATAATCTTTTTCGTCGCTCCACGGTTCAAATAGGCTGATACTTGTCAGAGCTTCGGCATTTGTCAGCTTCGCGGCGGCTCTTGTTATCATCTCGCGGAAGCGTTTTGCCTGCGTCCGTGTCATATATCCGCACCCCCTGTGATAATATCCAGCGCCTCGTCCGCCGATATATCTTCGGGCGGCTCGGCGGCTGTCCAAATCTGCTTTATCTCGGATTCAGTCTCCGTCCACGACTCGGTGTAATACCCGCCGTCAGACGGATATTTCGCCGTGATTATCGGCTTGTAGCCGTAGTGCAAAAGCAAATTGGGATCGTTGGTAAAAACATCGCCCTCGCTTGTTTTTATCGGTCTCGGCGCACCGTGCAGAGCACCGCCGACCAGTTTTCCGTATATCATGTTTTCACCTCCATGTGAAGCTGCCCGCGCCCTGATTATATAGCGCCGTTTTGCCGACTAAATCGTACATACACGGAGTTCCCGCAGAATCAAGGCACGGAACAAGCCGCTGCGCGTCGCCGTCGGTGTAGCTATATAACCGCATAACAGCCTTATTGCCCGACCAGTTATTGTTGCCGACGTCAAATATCAGTCCGTTTGTCGGCGTCTCGAAGTCGGCGACATCGCTCCAAGATTTTTTTAAAATATCATTGACCCACACGCCGGCTTTGTTTATTTGGATTTTTGTTCGTTCCAATGATGCAGCCGACGCAAAACGGTGCTTTTGATATTCGGAAAAGTCGCCGGAGAAAACATTCGGATTCTTGTTTTGAAACAGCGTAAGATTATTTTCCGACGCACTCTGGCGTGACCCGAATATGCCCGCGTCCCTGTATATTTCACCGACTATGCTGAAATCTATGGTGATATCAGAATCCTGCGTCAGCTTGCGTCCGGTGTCGATATACTGGCTGCCCGACGATTGGATATATTCCAATGCCGTATAGCCCTCTGGCAGACCTTCGATATGCCGCGCGGCACGCGAAAAGAATTTTCTTCGTCCTATCAAGTGCCGTCACCGACCTTCTGCGCCGCCAAAATTTTGTCTTTGAAGCTCAGCTCCCAGGTTTCGCCGTTTTTAAAATCCGGCGCAGTGCCGATATATCCGGTGCCCGCGGGCAGAGTGACCGTTATATCGCCGCTTGCCGCGAAGCTCAGGCGCATCCAGCACTCGAAGTTGCCTGTAGGATATGTCAGTGTTAAGGTCGTGACATCGGTGAGGCGGTACTCGGTGTTGTCGGCGAGTGTTATCGTTGTGCCACTTGTGACATGCGACGGCTTAGCTTGTTTGTTGTCCCATATATTGACCTTTTCGGCGGTTATCTCATCTAAAATGCTCTTGTTATCGTGTTCATGGGCTTTATTGGCAACCGGAATATATGTGTTGTTGATAAAATTCTGCAAGCTAACATCAACCGTGCCTGCTGCGCCCTGCAAGGTAACGCCTATATATTTTGCGTACATACCTGCAAGCGCGTAATATATAGCCGTGTCAAGTCCTGCTTTTACGGTATTTTCTTCAATCTCAGCCCACGGAAATTCTGTTTGGACTTCTTCGGGCAGTTCGTAGTTGACATCTGCTGCTGTTGCTGCGCCACCGCCGCCCGATATCTCTTTGCCGTCAAACTGCAATTTTCCGTCCGCGTCTGACAGGCGGTCGAGGACGGATTTGTTAGCGTGGGTGTGGCGGGCTGCGGTGTTCCGGTTGACTTCATCGACAATGCCGGGCTGTTGCAGATCTATAGAGCTGTCACCGTCCGCCGTTTGAGAAAAGTGCAGTCTCACCATTCTGGACTTATAAATCTGTTCACTGCCGACATATCCGATAAGCGTTACGCAGCAGTAGGGTGTTGCCGTGACCGCCGACGGCAGAGGATATGAAAATGCTCCGTCCGTGGTCTGTAAAATTATCTCCGACAGACCGCCGGGCTCAAAGCAAAGGCGATACACTGCCTCTGTCGGCATGATAGCCGGTGGAGTAACAATAAGCTCCGTGGCGTAATGTTCCCCTATTATTCCGGCTTCGCAGTCATATCGGTTATCGGCAAAATTAAGCCGACACTGTCTCATCTTCTTCAACAATAATTTCACCTGCTTCCCGGTCTTTGTCGTCCTCTTCGAGCGAGGACAGCAGTTTGTTGAGTTCGTCTTTAATACCGATGCACACCATGCGGCAATTCTCATAAGTTTTCTGTTCGGCTTCGATCTCGGCTATGCGAGATTTGATTTTTTCTACTGCTTTTGATTCTGTCATATCATCACCTCGTGATTGTTATTGTGGGGCTATTTTAATCGACTTACCCGTTCCATATCTGACATAAACACCGTCATTACCAACGATAATATAACCTGTATATTTCGAGCCGGTGAGCTTCAGTGTGATTTCACCGTCAGCGTTTTGATAGATATCACTCCTGGCGATAATAGCGTTATTCTTATCACAGACCTCTATTGCGCCGGATGGTAAATTCGATGGTCCGCCAACGCCAAACGCCGCCGAATACAGATCCAATCCGCCGATAGGTCTATAATGTTTCAACCCCGCAAACTGGTTGTATCCAAGAGGATTGGTTATCAGAGTTTTTCTTATTTTGGTTGCATCAGCTTCTATTCGCATCCAATCGTATTGCCAAGCAGTCTCCATATCTGCCCACGGCTTTGCAGAGGTTACATAGTCCGTGCCATTGTTCACGGACTTACCGAAACGAAACCCGGCATTGCTACTGCCGCCAAGCGTATAATCGACCGTAGCGAATGTCGCATACCAGTTTGCTACGGTTGAACTCTGCCATACAAGCGTGTTTGCCATGCCAAAAAACTGCTGGCTGCCCTCGCTCGCAGTTCCGGTACTTTGATAAAGTTTAAGCACGCCCGATGATAGATCCGCTTTATACCCCTCACTTTCTGCCGTAAATGAGCCGTCTTTTACCTTTATGCCCTGCGCATTTATGGTCGTTGTTGCGTTGCTCAGTTCGGACGGTGAGCCGAGATTATCAAAACGGATATTTATCTCGTTACTCAGCTGCTCGATAGTCGACGAAGTGACATAATCTCCTTCGATTTTTTTCACCTTTGACTGGATGCTGCTCGCTGTCTGCTTCAGCGTGCTCACCTCGCCGGACAGCCCGTTCATGTCTTGGACGAGCGTTTGAATACTCAGGTTCTGGTGGTCAACCTGCAGCTGCACCTTTTTGAGCGTCTGCATAACGCTGCCTGCCATCTTGTAATCAGTTTTCTTGACTATCTGAGCCTCTGCGGACACTTTTGACTTGATGCGAGCAGTAGTTTCTATCTGTAGCACCGTAGCCGTGAAATATGTCCCGTCCTTATCCTGGACGCTTATGCTGTCATTCAGGTCGAGAATATAATCATCAATGCAGTCGGTTATCTGAAACGGCACGATTGACATGCCGAAGATCTGCGCAGCGATGGTTTTTATGCTACTCTCCCGCGTTTTGTCGATGAAAGGATTATCGTCTATGCGCCACTGACAAAGATTCTCCGGTGCGGTTGACGGGTATGTGATATCGTCGTCATATCCGTCATGTCCGAAGACCAATGAGTTTATAACGCCGAACTTAGGCTCCTTTGAAACCGCCTTATACCGCGCCTTGCCTATCTGAATACCCGTACTGACCGGCTTGCTTATGCGCAGTCCCCCGGTACGGCTTATCTGCGCTATGCAGCCGCCGAGTTCGGCGGCGCGGGAGATCAACTCTCGGTCTGTAACTGAGGCGTCCATATTCGGCGCTTCTGTCAGCTTGAAAGTCGACATCGGGAAAGTCGTTGTCTCGAGCGTAATGCCGTGACGCGTGCATATCTCCCGCACGAAAGCGCCCAATGTTGTCGGATAAGTCAGGCTGCCGCCATACGCGCAGTCAAAAAGCACTGCACGGTCAGTACCTTTGAAAGATATCGACCGTGCAGTTTTGTTGTTTGTAATGTCCTCGTCCTTGGCAGTAAAAAGCCCCAACGGAATCCATGTCACCGAACCGTTTATCTCGAGTCCACGATATACAGATACCTCTTTTCCGTTCAGGTCTATGGACCCGTCGAGATTGTATATCTCAAACTCACAGCTTTTCGCCGGGAACCCGCCTATCATTTTGCTGTTGGAATGCGATATCTTCGGGTATGTTTTCAAATACTGCTGTCCGGTATAAGTCGCATTTCCGACTACTATTTTTGACTTCGGCACACGAACCCTGGAGGATGCTATGTAGTTTTTATAACTTGTACTCGCTGCGTACATATTTTGTCCTCCTTAACTGTTCGGAACGGTCTGAACGAAACGCAGCTCAAACGCCTCAATGACGTATTCGCCGTTAATCAGCGCGTGTGCCGTCACTGCATCAGAAACCGGGTACATCGTCTTGGTCAAAAACGCACCGGCACGAAGATCATAAAATTTTACAGTACATTCGGTCATCGCCCTGACCTGCAGAATTTTCCTGATCTCCGCCTCGGTCTTATCCTTTTCAAATGTCAGAATGAGCTTGTCGCGCTCCGGCAGAACTTCGCGGATCATCAAATTTTCATCGGTCGCGCCCGACCCTTCCGAGTCAGTCTGCGGATATTCCCAGCCTATCCCGTCGGCGGTGAGCGTTATGCTGCCGTTTATAAGCACTTCATATTTTTCCACGCTTTACACCTCCAGAAGAATCCTGCCCTCGGCTATCTGGGCTTCGTTGATAGTTTTGATTATCGTGCGTCCGTCGGGATAGCGGATAAGCAGTTCGAGCTGCAGCTTAACCTTTTGGGCAAAGCCGCCCGCCTTGGCGAGTGCAAGCTCAACCTGCTCGCGAATCTTTGACTCGGGCGACACTATTTCGCCCTCACGGGTGTTGTCGCCGACGATGGCAAGCTGCGGATTGTTGGCTGCCACCCAACCGCCCTGCGCGAGGCGAGGCAGCTTTATAGTGGGAATCTGGCTTATGTTAAAGCCTAAAGACTTACCGCCTATGCCGGGAACCCAGTCAGGCACATTCCATTTTATCGAGTTAAATCCCCTGATAAGCTTGTTTATGCCGCTGCCTATACGGTTCACGAGATTCTCAAACGTGGCTATTATCATGTTGAGCGGTGTCTTTATAACCGCCGACATAGTATCAATAGTACCTTTAAAAATGTTCTTGATACCGTCCCACGCTTTTGACCAGTTTCCGGTGAAAACACCGGTTAAGAACTGTACAATACCTTTCAGTATTGTAATTATCCCGTTCGCGCAATCTATAAATCCCGCTATTATGGGCTCGACTATATTCATCATATCGCGGAAGCTGTTTACAAATTTGGGATAAAGATAATCCTGCACCCATTTTACAATGGGTACAATAACCTTATTATAGATTTCAAGCGCATCCTGTATCAGTTCTCCAACGAAGCCAGTGAGGTTATCAGCTAACGGTTTTACATGGTCGGTCCACAGCCTTGTAACCGTCCCCATTATGATATCCCAGCATGGCTTCATGTAATTATTCCAAGCATTCAGGAACAAATTCTTTGTATTTTCAATGGCTGTTCTGACATTATCAAAAATCGGGGCTCCGTATGTCTGCCAGTTGTCATATACAATGTCCCATGCATCCTGATAAACCTGTGTGAAAAACTGCAGTGCCGGTACTGCTCCCTCGCGCCAGGTCTTATCGAATATTTCTTTCACGGAGTCAAACAGCGTCTGCAGGGTTTTTACGCATTCGGTGGAAAACTGCGTGAGCACAGGCAAACCTTTTGTTACAAATTTTTGAAGCCTCGGATACACGGCAACATTCCATAGATCCCTAAAAACGGCGTTTACACTGTCATATAGACCTAAAAAGATGTCAGCCGAAGCGTGACAAAAGGTTTCAAAAAAGTCCTTCAAATCCGTTGATGCCCAATTTTTTATCGGCGATTCGAGCTTGCGCAGATCTTGCCAAACTCTTTTGATTAGCGCTTTCGTCTGCTCAATTTGTCTTTTCAGTTCTTCGCGTTCCTTTTCAAAACCTGCCGCAAAACCGCTCCAAAAAGTCGAAAGCTTCTCTTTGAGTTCATCAAGTCTGGAATCGACAGCAGAAACTCCGCTCGTTATTGCTGAGGTTGTAGGATCAGCTGCCGCCACTCCTGAAGAGCCACCAGTGCTTGTATCCGACGAGCTTGACTTGCTCAGCACGTTTATCTCATCGTAAGAAGCGAAGGCTTTTTTGACCTTTTTCGCGGCTTTTTCGGCAGCCATGCCGGTGTTGTCAATAGCCTCGGCGGCCTCCGTTGCCCCCGCAGTTACGCCGCCAAGGGATGTCACATCGGGCATCTCAAGCCCGATTGATGCCATCGCCGTTTTCAGCAGACCCAAAAACTTCAGCAGCGCGTCAAGCGCGGTCTGAATTGCCGGGATAAAAAGGTTTAGTATCGGTATTATCACATTGCCGATTTCTGTTTTTAATGACGTGAATGTCGCAGACAGTTTTGCGACCCTGCCGGCGAAAGTAGTGGCATATTTTGCCGCGTCGCCTGTCTGCCACTTTGTTTCCTCCATGATGCCGTTGACTTCGGCTTCTATCTTCTGCTGCTGCGTAAGTGCGTTTGTTGTTGTGCCGATAGACTTGGCATAATCTTCCCACATTTTCGCCACATTCTTGGTAACACCTGCGTTGTCAACAAGGATAGAATTTTCGTTTTTCAGACCCTCCGTCGCCGTGGAGATGGCATCACCATATGAATAAGACGCCTGACGGCCAAATGCCGCAGCATCTTTCAGCGCAGTCATTGTCTTTTCTATCTGCTCGGTGCTGTATCCGCGAGCCGCAAGGTTTTTGTATGCGGTCACAGCGTTGTTAAGCGGCACGAGACCGTCAGAAATATAATCCTGGATAAATCTGTTTGCTTCGCCGAATGACTTCTTCTGCCCGTTCAGAATGGAACTCAGACCCACCCATGCGGACTGCGTCTCGCTCGCCACCTCAACACACTTTTTGCCGAAAGAAACGACGGCGGCCGCCGAAAACGCAACGCCTATTGCTTTGCCGACCTTGCCCATCGCGGACGAAAACACGCTCTGAGCCTGTCCTGCGGCGCCCTTTATTTCTTTTTTGAACGCGCTTTGATTCGCCTTTATGTCGAAGAAAACAGAACCGACATTTGTGCCCAAAGGCATATTCTCACCCCCCTGCGAGATTTTTAAAGAGCTGTTGGAACTGTTCCACGGTCATCGTATACTGCACAGGACCCGCCTTAGCAGCACGGAACTGTTGCCACTTTCGGCGGATATCCTTCTCGGCATTCGTCATCTCGCGTATCTTCTTCGGGTCCTTTTCGGATCTGACCGAGATAACATATCCGAGCGGCGTATCGTGCATAATGCCTGCCAGCAGTTTCCTGTACTCCCTGACCGATATGTCTTCCGTCAGAAGCCTAATACCGTACTGCTTGGCGAATGACGCCACAATAAGCAACTCGTCAAACTGTTCGTCGTAATAGGCTTCTTCGGTTAGTTTTTTCTTTCTTTGGCTGCTTTCTTGAGATCTTCATAGTCCTCGCCGGTTATGGCTGCCATAACGTAAAATGACAGATTCGTATAACCTGACACAGATATATCGCTGTTGTTTACCAGCTCGGCAACCGCTTCTTTGCCGAGCGCAAGGGCGAGAATCTCGGCATCGGCATTATCGCCGCCCCTTTTCTGCACCTGCTGAATCTTGTCCCAGGTGGACTTTCTGTCATCGACAAGGTAAAGCTTGTCGCCGATTTTAAGCTGCGGATGATTGTCGCCCGAAAGAATGGCGTCGCCTGTATCGATTATTCTCATATTGATTCGCTCCTTCTTTGAGATTTTGGATAAAAATAGGACTGCCGCATTGTGCAGCAGTCCCGAAAATTATGAGCCCGTAGCCGGTGTGTAGGTCGGCTTGCCGTTGCTGATAAGGTCAAACGCCAGCGGATTGACGGCGGTCGCATCGTCGCCGGCATAATCGCTGACCGACACGACGACATCGCCGGTAAACGTCGCACCGTCGGGGAATGTCACCTTGATTTTGGAATCGCAGTCGCGTCCGTTCTTGAGCGCGAGTCCTGCAATATAATCGTTGCCGGGGTCACCTACATTGCGCTTGCCGCTCATGGAAAGCGTGTATGACTTCGCGGTCGCCAGCGCTCTCTGCCAGCCGTCCTCGGTGATTGAGCTCCAGGTCTCTACGCCGGTCTCAATCGAAAGCTTTGCATTTTCCATGTCGGCTATCGGCGCAAATGTCGAGCCGCTTGTGCATATCTCGATGTCGAGATCATACACTGGGAAAACTCCTGAAAAATTAGCCATATTTTCACTCCTTTTTTATTTGTCGTAATAGACATCGAATTCAAAAGAATATTCATATACTCCGTTGCCGTCTGTCCCCAAGTCAATAGGACTGTCATAGCGGGAGATAACGAATGCCCTTTTTCCGTCGATTTCAAAGTTTTTCTCATCGAAAAAGTCGTAAATGCTCTGCGCCTTGTTTTCGGCTGCATCTGCATTTCGTGTCCAGCGCAGCAGAACCGTAACAGACAGCATGCCGTAGCTTCTGTTGACTTTACCGCCCACAGTCTGCACCTTTGCCGAGCCGACTCGGGAGTGATAGAAACAAATCGCTCTCTCAGCGTCGTCGTCTATCTTCCCGATGGAGATAGTGTCCGTCCAGCTGTATGCGGTTTTAAAAAAGTCTTTTAATACTTTCAGCGTCATCCGCCGCAGCTCCTTTGCATGAATTTCGCGAAGACCCGCTTTGCATAATCCTTTTTCTGACCGGAGATATACGGTTCGAACCACGCTCCGCCCGCCGCTTTGTTTTCAGTCCGATTGAAATTGTACTCGGGGTGAAAATAAAGCCTGCGGGCATACGGCGTATCGGACACGATATATACCTTGCCCGTGGCCGCTTCTTTGTCGTCGATGAAAGTGGAGCGGTTCTGCAGCTGTCCGGTCTTAAACGGCATCGTCTCCGCCTGCTGAAGATCCGTCTTCAGCGCGTCTGCCGTTTTTACCAGGTTGCGGGAAATTGCTTTTTCAATGAGGTTTATGTTTGCCGTGTTGAGCTTCACTGTGACCTTCATTTCAGCTCAAACTCCGTATGATTCACCGTACCATCCGGATTTTTAGCTCTGATGCCCGAATAGATTGTCATTTCGCGTTTGTGAATGGTAATCGTACCGCTCGATATTTCGCGCATCTTCGGCGCAATATCGCCTTTTACGATAACCTTGCCGACAAGCTCGGTATATTTACCGTCTTTGTCGTACAGCCGTTTCCTGCGCTCGGAATAGATGCAGGAGGCTTTTATCGGGGCGTGAGTTTTCGGCTCTCCGTCCTCACTGATGTCGGGCTCGTCAAGCCGTATTTCGCAAGGCGTAACGCAAAGGAAATCCGGGAACGGCAGTTTCTTAATGCTGTTTGCCATCATGATATCCTCCCTGTAAGTCCGGTCTGCTGCAGCAGGGCATACGCTACGGGACTCATTCCGAGTCGCTCGTAGACCTTGCCGGAATCCTTGACCGTAACGCTTATGTCAAGCACGCTATAGCTCTGTATACCCGAGCCGTCATATCCGTTTTCGTGAATATAATCCGCCTGGTAACATGCGGCGAGCCTGATTTTTTCCTGCTGAAACTCGGTAAGGTTTTCAAAACCGCGCCCTTTGATGCGGTTGAAGGTCGCTTCGTCAATCTTTATCTCGGCCAAAGACAAAGAGGCTTCGATTTCACACGAAGCCTCCTGCGTACCGTGAAAAGATTCTAAGTAGAAATTGACGTCAGCATACATTATGCATCAACTCCGTCAAGCGATATCGGTGTCGACAAACACGCTGTCGACCTTGTTATCCTTGCCGTTGGGGAATACGAATACATCGGAGAAAGCACGGTTCTGATACAGCCAACCGTCGCCCTCGGTGTGCGCTCCCGGTGCGAAGAAGTAAATACTGTTGACCTTCGGCACGAACTTCGTGGTAAGAGGCGAAGCAATCAGGATATTGATCTTCTTCGAGCCGGCAGCATCAACCTCGTAGTAGCTCGAAGTGGACGGATTGCCGGTCGGGCTCTTGACGGCGGTATACTTTTCACCGCTCTTGGTGTAGTAGGTCTTACCGGCCACAACGCTGGTATCGGCTGATGCCTTATAGGTCGTCTCTGCCGGCGCGAAGCCGCCATCCTCGCCGTCGAAATCGAAGGCGTCGTAAAACACTTCATCGTCGATGACCTCGAAGACCGGCACACCGTCAATCTTTGTGACGCGGGTCTCGATGCCGATGCCGCCCTCCGCTATCTGGGTCATCTCTATCTTCTTTGCAAGCTCGGTGCTCTCCTCAAGCAGATCCATTATCTCAGACCTAACGTAGACGACAAGCGCACCCATCGCCTTGTATCTGCGGAGCTTGCCGGAGCCGAGCGCCTTCTTGATTTTGGTGAAGACATTGGCAGTGGTATAATCGCTGAGCTTTGTTTCGGTATGATAGCCGTCGAGCTTCTTTGCCTGCGCCGCGACGCGGGAGAAGAAGAGGGCGTTAGCCTCGGGTACCTCCTGCGTGCGGACAAAAGTCTTGGAGATATTCTCCATCGACGCTGTCGCATTGGTCTCATCGACATCGAGTTTATCGACAAGGAACTCTATATCCCTGTCGTGCGTGACGGTGAACGGAACATCCGTCTGCACGAAGACTCCGCGGTTCCAGCCCCCGTTTCTGTTGTGGCTCTTATAGCCGCTGGTCGACATCTGGGTAAAGTGGAAGGTCTTTGCCGAGAGCCACTTCACTGCAGTCGTAATAAAGGGAGAAATGAGCGAATCCTGCGTGAGGATCTCGAGAAGCTCAGGCTCCCATCTTTCTGCGTAGTTTGCCGTGTTAGGCATTTTTCAACACTCCTTTAGTAGTTAAATCTGTTCCAACTCTTTTGAGCTGTCTTCTTGGCGGGTGCTTTCTTGCTCTTGTCTTCCTGACCGTCCCCGCCTATGCTGAATCCGGGTCCCCCGTCCTCAGCCTTATCGGTCAGCTCTGTCCACGTTTTGAGCAGTTCGGCGACTGCGGCGGAAGCTTTTTCACGGCTGAATTTGCCGTCATCGTCGAGGCAGTCCGCGCGGTCGATGAGTTTGACCGCCTTAGACACCTTGTCTGCTTTGACATGTGCCGCGAGCATCACAGCTTCCAGGACTGCGCCTTCGGCCATTGCACGAGCCTCTGCGAGTTCGGCGGCTGCTCGGGAGTTCTGCTCCGCGCCGTCCGTCTCCGGCTCTTCCTGCTTATCAAGCTGCGCCTTCTCGATAAGCTCTTTGACCTTTGCCCTGTCGGTCTTCTCGGTTATACCGAGTTCCTTCATAAGCTTGGCGACTGCCTTCTTGCTGTTTTTGACGCTGATGTTGTTTACTTCCTCGTCGGTGTACTTTTTTTCGGGCTGAGTCTGCTCGTTCTGCTCCTCGTTGCCCTGCCCCTCCGTGGTTTCAACATTCTTGTTTTCTTCTGCCATTTTTTTACACTCCTTTTCTCAGTTAAGGTCAACTGTTACCCTGTTTTACGATACAGGCAAACGTTTTTTGGATATATAAAAACAGCGTCTTGCATTTGAATGCAAAACGCTGTGATTATTAAATTAAACTATTACAGATTAAAGCCTGAATTTATCAACTTACAAATAAAATCGTCGGTTCCATTGTACTCTTGAACTCCGAGAACATCGAGTGCTGCCGTCGCAAAACTTTCAAGAGGCATCCCCATAAAAGAAACACCCGAATCAAGCATTTTTGTTTTAAGAAGTTCAATAAATTCTGGCGATGTACATCTGGATTTTGCGCCAAAAATAACGGCATTTAGATTAAGGATCGGGATATCTGACTTAGCACCTAATAACACCGCATTCATGTCATTCGCAGACATTCTCGATATAAGAGAACTAACACTGTTGTTTGTATTTACTGATTTCATTATCACGGAGCACCTCCAATCTTTTTGCAATATCGTTTCTTCCGATACTTTTTGCCAGATCTATTTCCACCTGATAAGCATCGATCTCACGCTTAATACATTTTTCCGGGTTCTGAAAAACTCTCATCCCGAGCCATCCGTCTTTCATATCGTCTTCTGCGTGCCTAAGTTCATGAAGCCACGCACCGTAGCTCGCATTTTCAGAAATATAGACAGTTCCAGGTTGACCTTTTGATAGACCCGGTGAATACGAAAGTTTTTCAGCCTTCGTTCTGATTAACGAGACTCCTATCTCCTCAAGATGAGTTTTAATCGCCTTTATTTCCTTTGGATTTGAATCTTCTGCGCTTCCGAGTGCTTCTCGCAATGGGTCATCCGTAGTTCTAAACTGGCTTATATTTATTATATCACTTTTTTTGAATTTTTCAACACCATAGGGTGATATTTTTCGCTCCCACTCTTTGAGCTTCGCCTGATATCTCGCCACATTCTCGGGATCGACGCTGCCGACTGTCAGGCGCTTATACCGCTGCACCATGTTTTCTATGTGCGCACGGTTGTATCGTCCGTAATCGGAAACATCGTTTTCCTCGTTGTTGTAGTGATTGATTTCTTCAAGTTCCGGATAATAGGTTCCGAGTCCGTGCCGGCAACGAGGATGGAACAAGCCGAGCTTCATCGCCTCGGACAGCAGCATATAGTCGCCGTCGTCCGGCTTGCCGCCGGAATACACATCATCAATGAGCACCTTGCGCTCAAACGGTCTGCAGAGTTTGCAGGCGGAAGCGTGGTGCGAAATAATTACGAGCGTCTCGCCTATGCTTTTGCGAAATTCACCCTCGCCCACCATATACGCCCGCTGATTCGCCGTGCGAACGGCCATTGATGTGTAATCCGCTATATTGACCCTGCGGCCATCGCGGTACTCGATGCAGTTGATTCCGCGTTCCAGAAAGTCTTTCACGGCCATATCGTATGCCTGTGTTTCGGTCATCACGCCGTTTGAGGCATACATTCCTGCTCGAAAGATGGTCTGCCGATAGGTGTCGTTCATCATACGCAGCACGGCAGTATTTGCCGCACCGAGATCGTTTTGCAGGGCGTTAATCATCCCGCTTATCTTTCGGTCGTTGACCTTGAAGAAGCTTTTGCGCATGGCCTTTGCGGATTTATAGCCCTTGCCGAGAGCTTTTTTATAGCGCTTCAGTTCATGCTTTGAGCCTTGCCGCAGCTCCGCTTTCATATGCTCCGATACTCTGTCCGACAGACCGCGAGTTCGGCTGCTGATAATCTGCCGGTTCTCGCGTTGGTAGCGTTTCAGCTCCTTGAGCTTTTCCGCCTGCCACTGAGGGTATCTGAGCCCGGCGTCTGCCTCCTCGGCAAGATGACGGGCGAGGTTACGCTGCATCGACTCGATGAGATAAAGCTCCATATCGCGATAGATCTGCGCTATCTCTCTGTCAAAATCAACGCCGCTCATCTGTTGTTACCTCAATCAAAATCGTTCAACGCGGGTTCGTTCATTTCGAGGATACCGCGCTCCTCTTTTATGCGCTTGACCTCTTCCGCCTTCCAATCGTCGTCCTTGTCGTCGCCATAAAGCTCGTCGACCTGAGTCTTGGTTGACATAATGCCGCTGGTCGCTGCCTTACCGATCGTCTCGACCTGTGCTTCGAAGGACGGGTTCGCATAGCCGCCGAAATTGACTGCCACTTCAACATCTTTGCTTTCACGACCGTTGAGCGTGCAATAAAAATCAAGAGACGCCTGAACAAGGTCACGCAGCGCCTTGTTGAGGACATCGGTGACCCTGTTTCGGGTATAAAGCGTAGTTTTTTCCTTTTCGCGCTGCGCCTCGGCGTTGTCGAGCTTTTTAACGTCAATGCCGAGCGTGGACGGGGAAATTATGCCCTGCAGACAGAGGTCAAGCGCAGTGCAGTACGAGGACAGTAAAGCCTCATACTGGATGGTGCCCTGTGTCGTCTCGATTTTCTGCTGCGCGCCCTCCGCCATGCTGCCCTGCAGTTGGATATAATCATTATCAAAGTCATTACTTTCGAGAACCTCTCCGGTGCGGACATTGCGCGGCAGCAGGTCGACTGGTATGTACTCCTTTATCTGACCTTTGCGCACGGCGAGCATCCACTGAGAAAACACCTCGTCAAAGGCATCAAAATCATCGAGCTTGCCGTCATAGATTGATTTTCCGCGCCCGGGGTAGATAGTTGACCGCCGGAACATCAAAGGCACTGCGGGCAGGAAATGAGCGTTATTTTTGATGTTCTTGCATCCTTCAAGCTCCGGGAATGCAGAAATATCTACTTCCTTATCGTTCGACACATCCACCAGCGAATATGTTATGCTGTCATAGTCGTACCGCTCTTTGAGCAGATATGGCTTCTGATTGATAGTCCGCTTTGTCTTGAAAACAACCGCGCCGATCCTGCCTCGGTTATACTCGAAGTCCACACGGTCGGCAGGATAGAACTCAATAATCGGCAATTTGCTAACCGTGGGGTCATACGACAATTTAAAAGCGCCGTCACCCAGATACAAAGTATCTCGGACGGCGTCGCTTATTATGTCGGTTATGAGGTTTTCTTCGGCTATGTCCTCCCACACCTTCCCCATGTCGGGGTCATCAACGGTAATAGCATACAGGTCTCCGACACAAACATCGGTCAGCGTATCGACTATCAGTGACGGCAGCCCGGTGTGAATTTTGCGGATCTTCATTCCGCGCGTCGGCTTGCTGCCCCAAAAGTGTCCGTTGCCTATGTTGTCCTGAATATGCGCATAAAGCTCTTCGATTTCGTTCGCCCTGCCGCGATACCAGATACGGTCTTTAAATACTTCGGCGTCATGGTCCATAAGCTGATGGATATTTATAGACACTCCGTTATCTGTGCTGATATTCAAAAAGTTCCTTACGGCGGTTCTGACTCTGTCGCCTAGGCTCATTTAATCACCCTCCTGTTACTGCGCCGATCTGCTTAACATACGGCAGCCATCCGTACTGCGACGCATTTATTGTGTGGTCGTTTCGGTCTTCCGGTTGATTATCCTTATCCTGCTGCCAGCTGTACAATTCGAGTTCTGCGATATGGTTCTTGCAGTGGTCGCACACAAGGTAATGCCCCGTGTGCAGCCAGCCGAGCTGCAGGTTTATACGGTCAATTATCTTTGTCGCCTTATAGGCGTTGTTGAAAGAATAGAGACAGGCGTTATTCCGACGGTATTTCAAAAGTTCCGTCATAGTTGCCTGGTCCGCGGAATCGATAAAGACATTCCGTGCGAGCCCCCACTCCTTGCGGTTGCGCTCCAAAAAGTCAATGTAGTTGCGCACCGTGTCGCTCGGCGCTATCGGCTCGCTGATGTCTCGGTTGTTATAGACCCGCTCGTCCAGGCATATTACCTTGCGGTCGGCGGTGATGCCGAGAAACATCATCGCTATCGTGTCCGGAGACTGCGAGGAATACGCCGTATCCAGCCCGGACGAAAACGCGATGAATTCAAACGGATCATTCTCATCCTCTAAGCGCTTGCGTATCGCCGCTTTTGATATAACATGCCGCTTGCGGTCAAAATTAGAAAAGACAAGCCCGGTGGCTCGTCCTCTCAATCCGAGTATTTTATTCTTGTAAATCTTTGTACCGGCGGGAACGTTGCTTATAATCTGCTGCCGCTTCTCTGGTGTCAGGGCGGCATTGTGGTCAAACGAGAAGTACCACCACAACCATCCGGGCATTGCCGGAGACGAAAGCATGGAGAGCAGTTCCGGCGGCGCGTCATCTGCATATTCGGGCAACGGTCGGGACCGGTTAATATATTCCGAATACACCGGCAGGTTCGGATCGTCGGGGTTGAGCGTAGCAAGCAGATAATCGCAGCGCATAGCCGCCTCGCGCACATACTCCATATCCGCAATGTTTATCTCGTCAATATAAAGGCAGCCATACTGGCCGCCCAGAGCCTTTTTCCAGCGAGCTTTGTTGTCGTAGCCGAGCACATAGATTATTTTATCCTCTGCTCCTGTGCGAAAGACGATATGCGGCAAGCTGTACTGACCCTTACCACCGCTGTTGTATTCTACCCGGGAGCCGAACACATCTATAATGCCGAGCTCCTTGTTGATGATGTTTTTCTCGATTGTTCCGGTGTCCAAGCCGCTGACGATGTGAATCTTTTTCGGGCTCGCCGCAACGCGGAACATAAACTTCATAATGCCGACCGTAGTCTTGCCGGCATAGGTCGTCCCCTCGAGAAACTCGACCGACGCCGAGCGACAGCGGAGGAAATCGCGGAACTTCTTACTCAGAAGGACCTCACTCATTGCCGCTCAACTGCCTCAGAATACTGTCGAGCTTGTCTGACGGTTCTATCTTAGCTTCAATACCGTCCTTGAACAGACAGAACCGCTTTCCAAGCAGCTCCGCAGCCTTCAGGCGCTCTTTTTCGTCCGGCGGCTTATCCAGCACCTTTGCCGCACTGCAGCCGTCGCCTTGACCTTCCACAACTACGACGCTCGCCGTGCTGTCTCCGCGCATCACGGCGGTGAGGTACTCCATGACCTCCTGCGCGTCGGCTATCTTTTTAGAGCTCAGCTCATCGAGTTTTGCTTCGATGTAGGCTTTAACATTAGCATTTGTTAGCAGCCTTGACGCATTGGCTCTCGCAGCATCATCCGATTTTATCCGTGGATAAGCAGCCTTGTATGCTCTTGTCGCGTTGCAGTCGACGATATACTCATCTGCAAACCGCCTTTGCTTGTCAGTCATGGGTTCACCTCCATTCTTGTTACTTGAATTGCGAATTATAAACAGCATAAAAAAGAGCAGCCTTTTTGGGCTGCTCTTGGCATTTTTAATTTATACAAAATCGAGTTACTAATCGCCTTAAGATACAATCATATACTTCGTCTTTAGGTCGTTATAACGATTATAGTTTATATACATCTCTTTTTGTAGGCGGCCTACTACTATTCCGGGATCAATATTAACTTTTTTTGCAAAGTCCATAATGGCTTTTTCGGAAAAATCGCCTATGTGAATGAAGTCATCAAACGAGTCCTGAGGAATAAGAACCTCTTTTGCAAACTCGTCGGCTTCTTTTTCATCATCAGCAGTCGGACCATCCGCCTTGCCAATATGACCGTATATTATGTGCGCTATCTCATGGAAAAGACTAAACCAAAAGCGGTCAGCGTCCCTTCCTCTAACGGTAAGGCCCATAACAATTTTATCTCCGGAATAGAATGTGGCTCCGTGTAAAAAAGAGCCTTTAATATGAGGCAAAAAGACAACTGCCACGCCACAATCTGCAAGCAAACTGACCAACCGTTCACAAAATACCTGTGGGTTTTCTACCGTCATATTTCTAATCTCCGGCACAGATTTCTTCAATTTATCAATATTTATCGAATTTGTATGAACCTTCTGCGCCCGTATCTTTGCTTGCTGCGCCCAGGCATAAAGCGCAAAATCCGCTTTACCGCCTTCGGCCAATCTTCGACAAGCAATTCCGGGAATAGGTGTACTGTTAAGAAGCCCTAAATTCGAAAGGCCGAAAAACTTTCTAAGCGCAAAAACCTTTTCTTTGTTGTCTCTGCTGTCAGGCACAAAACCGTTTTTAGCTATTTCTTTATATGGGATATCCTTCAGCAGCTCAATATCTGATTCAATTTGATTTTCGGCTTTTACCTGGGCAAGCTTTTCTCGATACAACGACTCAAGATTATTCCAAAAACGAGCTGGGATACCCAAAACAAATTCTAAGCGCAAAGCGACATCGTTTGTTAACTGTACCTCTCCGTTTATAAGCTTACTGACGTGCTTCTCTGATAGATCCATTCGGTGGGCAAATTCTTTCTGAGTCATTTTTCTGTCTTCCAACTGCTCCTTAATGGTTGCACCTGGTGGAATGGCTATCGTTGTTTTGCTTTTCTCCATTCTGTTCCTCTCCTTTACTCTATACCCTTTCTTGATTTGTTTATATGAATATCTATTATCTCTAAAATTTTTACTATCTTCAACACTCTATCTTTTTCAGTAAAAACCAACCTGTATGGATGCCTCAAATCCATAGCGTACATACCAGACAGATTTTCTTTCAACAAATGACATCTTCCTATGTGATTAAGACATAAAAATTCTATAGAATCGGCTGCCGTTATTTCATCTATTCTTTGATGCAACCGCTCCGCCATTATGTCGCCATAACTTTTTCGAGCTTCTTCAAAAATCGTACAAGCTTTTTCAAGCTTACGACTTTTATACTCAATTTTCAAACTTCCGCCCCCAATTACTATTTACCTATCAGGTAAATTTATAATATCACTTTGTGTTAAAATTGTCAACACTCAGTAAAAACTAATGCCCCGCTATTTATGACGCCGCGGGGCAGGCGTGGTGAAAGGGGACATAAAAATGAAGAATAGAATATCGGTAACATTCTTCAGCTTAAAGGTTAGCACATATGCGTGTGCCATGTGTGCCAACTTTTAATTTTTCGCGATAAATCTGTAACAGATATGCTTGACGCTGTAAGAACTACTACCGATTTTATCCGCCACATCTTCCCATGTCAGTCCCTCGATAAAGCGCAGCGTGAATATCTGCCGGGTCAGGCTGTCGGTAATATCCGATATGTAGCGCTCAAGTCGGCTGCGCTCATATATGCGCTGCTCGATTTTAGCCTGGATTATAGCTTCGAGATCCGTTATCTCCGCTATGCAGCGTTCAAGCGCAGGCTCAGGGTTCGGGCTATGCGGCATACCGTCGTAGTTCGGCGACCTCGGGCAGAGCAAATTTGCCCGCAGCTCCGCAAGTCTCTCACGGTCAAGTTCTATCTCTTTGTCAAGGTAGTACAGCTGCGACAACTCTTTAAGCGTCATTTGACAGCCTCCTCTCGGGTCTTATCGTGCTTTTCAATCTCCGGCTTCAGACAATGCCGAAACGGGCACAGAGGCTTTTCTCCGCCGGTCTGGATGAGAAACACACAATGCTCATTCGGACACATCTCAGGCATTACTGTCACTCACTTTCAAAAATCCCATTTCAATGAGTTCTCGGTCGCATCGCGGACAGTCGTGCCGGTCATTATCATCTGCTTCGAATATCTTGCAGCAGTAATAACATCTCAGGCAGCGTGTTTCCCGGTCGCTCGTCCGCTCCCGTATGTAGCGCCTGTTGGTCTCTTCCTGGGTTATTTGTTTCAGCATGGCAGCTCCTCGATTCTCACATAAATTCCCGGCACGGCAGCCCAAAACTTTTCGCTGATCTCCGATGCGACCTGCGCATCGTCCTTCCAAAAGTGTAGGCGGGTCATGCAGTCTTTCAAGGCTTTTTCGAGATTGTCCGTATCGGGCTTCGAGGTTTTCCATTCCCCGTCTCTGTGCTTAGTCCCTGTATTGCTGAAGCACCATTTGACCATCAGCCTGACTGCGCCTGAATACGGTTCCTGCGGAATGTGCTCTGCCAGGTGTGCCGTCAGCTTCCCCCTTGCCGCTTTCAGCTCGGTTGAATCATACATTATCGCCTTACCGTTTTTGACGGTTATCTTTTTGTCGTGATGCGTTACCGTGGGTGGATGCATCGGCATGAAAAATTCAGTTGTCATTTTGATTCTCCAATATATCATCTAAACTTTCTAAAATCTCTTCTACTGCTTCTTGTATGTAGTCGAGTTTATAAATGGCTCCAATGTTAGAGAAAAAGTTACAAAAACACCCCTTGTCTTCCCAACAGCAGCACTTACTTTTTAAGCATTTCTTTCTTATCAATGGGCAATATTTTTTCATGGCATTAATTCTCCCTTTACTATTATTCTTTTTCGTTTTTATGTTCTTCAAGCCATTGCCGAAGCTTTGCAATTACCGCTTCGACATCCTCCCCACCCTCTCGGTATTTTTCGGGATTTTCGAGACGGCTGTTTAAACAATCAAGCTGCCACTTGTAATCCGATACAGTCTCAATAACCGGGATAGGATAATTGTCTCCCTCTAACAGAGCATACTCTTTTACCGGCAAGAACACTCCGGGGACAATCTCCGTTGTAGTGTTTTCGGGAGCTGGCACAAATCTGGCATTTACGATCTTGAAGTCTGACATTTTATTAACCTCCATTTGTTAGTGTACATTTTGTACACTGTTTTTTTATTTGATTATAGTGTACACTTTGTACATTGTCAAGACTTTTTTGGAGGTTTTTAAAATGAATTTCGGGAAATGTTTGCACGATACGCGAATCAAATGCGGATTTACCGCACAGCAAATGGCTGATTATCTCGGAATAAGCCTTAGAGCATATAGATTCTACGAATCCGGTTCGAGAGAACCAAATCTTGAAACATTATCGCGCATCGCCGACAAACTGCGCGTTACGACCGACTATCTTTTGGGACGGAATTGCATCTCAAAAGGCGCTGATGAACATTGAATATATCTTCAAGTTTATCCCATATCTCAATTGATCCCGTTCGTTGACCGTATTCTATGAATTTATAACCGCGTTCTGAAATTCCCAACAAATCAGCTACTTGCTTCTGCGTCATTCCTTTTTTGTGACGCTCTTCTCTTAATATGTTCCTCATCGTTTTCACTCCTTTCTATAGGGGGCTATTTTTAAGGGGGGGTGTTTTTTTACAGGGGGGCTGTTTTGCTTTTAGGAAAGAAAGATTCGGGGGTGAGGGGGGGTGTGTGTAAAAAGCCCTTATGTATATAAGGGCTTTTACCACCCCCCTCTTACACCCCCTCTTTTTCCTCTGGTTTAGGGGGTCGTGTTTCCCCGTCACTTCTAAAAACATACCCCCTATCATCACGGCAAAAATTCGGGTGATTATCAATACGTACCCTTACAGCGTTTCGACTGAGGTTTAACGCTTTTTGAATATCACCTATTCTCACTTTTTCCTGACCAAACTTCAAAGATGAATAAGCAATTTCGAGTTCGTTATATCTTTTTAATGTAGCACTTGATTCTGTCTTTTTGCCCTTATTCACATTTTCTTTCTTTTGCGGGTCGCTACGTTTTTTCTGCCACGCCGGTCTATCATCCTCCGGCTTTATGTCCTCCAGCACTCCGGTATCATCTATCCGATGCACGGGGTAATCGAACCAAAGGTTGACCGGAGCGAACTTCGGGAACTCACGCAAAGTACCTTCAATCCGCCACGCCGTTCGCTGCTCGATCATATTCCACGAAGCTCTTACTTCGGAGAGCATAAGGTCACGGGATGCCGGAGATAGACTCTCTCCGCACATTTTGAGCAGCTCGTGCGCGGTGTTTTCTTCGTCCTGCGACGGTTCCGGCAGCTTGAAGCGGCGCATCCATTTAAGGCAGATTTCACACTGCGCCTTGTCCTCTTGCTGTTTGCGGATACCGTCGGTTATATCGAGCTCTATGAGGTCGAGCAGCGCGTCGGGGTCTCGGGCGAACACTCCGCTGCCGGATGCTCTGTCCATGCTCCTCTTGCCGCCCTGAGCGCCTTTTGAATGGTGGTGGCAGTAGATAACCGCACACCCGAGCTCGGTGCAGACCTTGTCAAACTGGTTGCAGAAATGCGCCATCTGATCTGCGCTGTTTTCGTCGCCGGTGATGATTTTATAAATCGGGTCAATGACAATGGCGATATAGTTTTTCTTCGCGGCGCGTCTGATGAGCTTCGGCGCGAGCTTATCCATCGGAATGGACTTGCCGCGAAGGTTCCACACATCGATGTTATGCAGGTTTTCCGCAGCCCAGCCGAGCGTTGTATAGACATCTTTAAAACGGTGCAGGCAGCTTGCGCGGTCAAGCTCGAGATTGACATACATTATCTTGCCTTGGGTACATTTGAAGCCCAGCCATTCGCGCCCCTCGGCTATGGCGCAGCACAGCTCTATCAGCGCAAAAGACTTACCGGCCTTTGACGGTCCTGCGACAAGCATTTTGTGTCCCTGCCGCAGCACTCCGTCTATAAGCGGCGGCGCAAGCTCCGGCAGGTCGTTCCACACATCGGCGACGCTCTCCGGATCCGGCAGGTCGTCGTTTATGCTTTCAATCCATTCTTTCCATTCGTTCCATGAACTCTTGCCGATGTTTGTGTCGAGCAGATACTGCTTCTTTCCGTTGCGCTCCACGCCCGGCATACGGCTCAAACGGGACGGGTTTTTGTTTTGGCGGTCGATGTCTATGCCGTTTTTCTTGCACACATCATAGAGGTAATCAACACGCTTGCGGTATTCGTCAAAGTTTGCGGCATCGATGCGTACAATGGCGTGCAGGCTCTTTCCTCCGCTGTAAACGAGACAGGCAATCGGCAGCTCAAGCTCGCGTATTATCTGGTTTTGATGGGTGATGTCGGTCGTATCGGATTCGACCAGAGCATATCGGAACTCCGTCACATTTTCATTTTTGACGCCTTTGCCGTCCAGAGGATTGAAGCGTATCCACGCCCCCGCCTCCGGTTTGCAGTCGCCTATTACGCGACCTATGTCGCCCTCGCATTTGCTCAGAGCCTCTATAAGCTCTCCCGCAGTTCTGGTATACACGCCTTTCGTCGGCAGGTATTTACTGTCTTTTTCCCAGCTTTCGGTGACATAACCGACCGTCTCCCCTGCTTCGAAGAGCGTTTCGAGATATTTGGTGATTTGCTCCACCGGATTCCACTCATCAGGTATGTTCAGCTCCTTGCCCTCAATCCAGCTTTTGTCAACGAGGATAAGCTCGTCTTTCTTTTCTCCTATTACGCTGTCCCAATCGAGCGCGCCGTCATCTGCCTGAAAATGCCAGCCGTTGTCTTTTGCCATCTGAACGATAGTCCCCGCCGTAACCGGTGCAGCGGCACCGTTGAAGGTATTCCACTTTTTTTCGCAGTCGCCGGCATGATAGCGCTTGTCCGGGCGTGACCATTCATCCCAGTCATCGCAGATGTATCCCTCATGCTTAAGCGCCATGCCGACTTCCACCCATTCGGAATATGTGCAAGCAGCCGGATCTATGTATTTTATCAGCTCTTTCAGGTCGAGCTTTTCTTCTGTCATATCGTCATTGCCTCCGGTTTATAGTCTTTAGGCACAATGCCGCGCGGGACACGCCAATCGTTTGCAGCTATGCGATTTATCATCTTTGTCGCAGCGTCAAAGCTCCATTCGCCTACATGCAGAAAACCGCGGGATTCCAAAAAGCGTATCTGTTTCGGCGTTGTGAGGCCTTCTTCGCGGCGCTTGCTGAGGCGATCAAGCAGCAGCTTTGCCTTGCCGGCGTTCTCGATTGCGTCGGGAAATATACCGAGCTTTTCGAGCGTTTTAATCTGTTTTTCCGTCGGCGGAGCGCATTCCCACCCAAATGCCGGGACATAGCTTGAAAGATCCTGCGCGGAAATCGACATTTCATACTGCAGCGGGTCTACAAGCTTACGCTTGCGCTTCCTCATTTCTTTGAGCTGTGCCGCAAGAGCCTCTTCGCGCTGAGCGACGACATCGCTCTCGGCCTGCTGCTCGGCAGCCTCAATATCAACCGGACACCCTGCCGCTTCGATATTCTCCGTCATCTTCTTGGCGACTTCTTCGCTTTCACATATCAGATGAGCAGGATGACAAAGTTCATGGCGCTCTGTATGCCACAAGAAATCGAGTAGCAGAAGATCCTTTTTGCCGGGTGCGAGTCGCGTTCCGCGCCCCACCATCTGACTGTAAAGGCTCCTGACCTTTGTCGGTCTTAACACGATGACGCAATCGACCGCCGGGCAGTCCCAGCCTTCCGTCAAGAGCATGGAGTTACAAAGCACATTATATTCGCCGCGCTCAAAGGCTTCGATTATCTCCGCTCTGTCCTGACTTCCGCCGTTGACTTCCGCAGCCTTGAAACCGCGCTCATTCAGAATATCCCGAAATTTTTGCGAGGTCTTTATAAGCGGCAGAAACACGACTGTTTTGCGCTCCCTGCAGTTCTTTATCATCTCGTCGGCAATCTGATACAGATACGGATCCAGGGCGTTGTCGATATCAGCCGCCTTGAAATCCCCGTTCTGCATAGATACGCCCGTTAAGTCGAGAGCTAAAGGAATCGTGAGGGCTTTTATAGGCGAAAGATAACCGTCTTTGATAGCCTGCGGAAGAGTGTATTCATAAGCAAGGGAATCAAAGTATGTGCCGAGATTGCGCATATCGCCTCTGTCCGGCGTAGCGGTGACGCCTAAGACATGCGCGTCTCCAAAGTGCTCAAGCACGCGCTGATAACCATCGGAAAGGCAGTGATGCGCCTCGTCGATGATTATGGCGTCAAAATAGTCGCTGTCGAATTGTTCAAGCCGCTTTTCACGCTGTAAAGATTGCACCGAGCCGACGGTTATACGGTACCAGCTGCCGAGGCAGCTTTCTTCGGCTTTCTCCGTGGCGCACATCAAGCCGGTAAATTTCAGTATTTTGTCCGCCGCCTGTTCAAGCAGTTCGCCGCGGTGAGCGAGCACAAGAACCCGCTCACCGTTCTGAACACACTGCTTTGCAACATTAGCGAAAACGACTGTTTTGCCGGTGCCGGTCGGCAGGACAAGCAATGTGCGGTTATTGCCGCTCGCCCACTCGTTGAATATTGCCCGTTCTGCCTCCAGCTGATAAGGTCTCGCGTCCAAGGATTAAAAATTCCCCGGAGTGAAAGCGGGACGCTGAGTGGATTCGTCCGGCTCAAGAAATTTCTTGACCTCGTTATAATAGTTGTCGTTATAAAGCCTCTGTCCTACTTTGCAGCGACCTTTTGAACCTACAACCTGCGCCCAGTTCATTCTCAGAGGTTCGCCGTGTTTCTTCTGACCGATAGCGATGAAGAACGCGCACACAAGCCCCTCCGTCCTGCGGGAAAGGAAAAGATTATGTTTGACGATAGCTGTACCCTGCGGCGCATCTATCTGAAGCGTAAGCTCTGCCTTCGGGCAGGCGGACATCTTCTCCGAGCCGTTGAAATAGCCGCGCTCAAAGCTTTTGACGGTGAATTCATATTCCCCTTCCGGCAGAAGTACAAATTCGTTTTCGGCTTCAATAACGCTGTCCCAATCAAGGGCGTCGTTTCTGTTGGTATTGTAGTTTTCGTTCATAGTTAATACTCCTTTTTATTTAAAATTTTCTTATATGATTGACGATGATATCGTAGACCTGCTCCCATGCGCCGATAAGGCAGCCGTTAATGAAAGCTTCGCCATAATTGAGAATCGGCGTGTCGGCAGTGAAGTAACCTTTCCACGCTACCGCACTTCTAAGCTCATCTTCGGTAACGTTGTTCGCCGTCATGAGTTCACGCAGCGCTGCCGGTAAGCCAGAACTCGGTTCAGTGTTCTCAGTGTTCGGGGTAGGCTCATCGGCATCGGCGGTAAACTCGTCGATTTTTGCCTTGAGCTCCTCTATGCTTTTCGGCGGGTCGGGCAGCGCATTCGTCTGCGGCTTATCTTCCGGCGCCGCTGCGACATATGCACCGGAAGACGGAATAAACGGTGCGATAACGCTGAAATCGAAATCGACCTCGTCCGGCAGCCCGTATCTGTTCTTCGCATCCCAGCAGGGATGATGATTGGTATACATTACCCTTCTGCCGCCCTGTGCCTTTCTGCTGTCGGTCTTCTCGTCCTTTATCACGAACGTCTTATAGTTGACGAAGAGAACCGTGTCTGCCCATTCTTTTACGATCGGCGCGACATTTTTTGAAAGTTTCATCTCCCAGCGGTCGTATGCGCCGAGCTCGTCCGGCTGCTCAAACTTACGCATTTTGGCGTGAGCGGTCAGCACGACGTTAATACCTTTTGATATAACCTCATTGAGCAGGTCAAGAAGCCTGCCGAACTCTTCGTAGAGCTTTGTATAGCCCTTGCCGTATCCGAAGTCCTCAATGCTCTGTTTGTGATTTACGGAACATATATGATTACTTGCAAGCTGCTCTGCCCAGTCCGCTGTGTCGATGACAAGCGTCATACACAGTTCGGGGTGATCGCGAACATATTTGACCTCTTCGAGAAGCATCGTCCAACTGCTCGGTTTGTCAAAACGCTTAACGTTCAGCCTCTTTGTGCTGCCTTCCGTGTCGATGAAAATCGCGCCCGGGAACTTGGAAGCAAAGGTTGATTTGCCGATTCCCTCCGGACCATAAACTATGACCCGCTGTGCATCTTCGATTATTCCTGATGTTATGTTCATTAAAACTGTCCTGCCTTCCATGCTTTTTTAGTCTCCGTCGGTTCGTTCACCACATATCCGTCCTCTATAAGGACACTGCATTCATCGCCGGTGCTGACCCTCGTTGCTATCGCCTGCAGCCCCTCAGACTCAAGCCATTTGCCGAACTCAGCAAGAGTGTCAAGATCCATCTGCTCGAGCTTATCAAGCAACACAAACCCGCAACTGGGGTTGAGCTTGCGCACGATGGCCGTGGAAACCTTGAGCTGATCCGCTCCGGACATATTGTCCCACTTGAAGCCGTTGTATGTCAGCTCGCCATCCTTGACCGACAGCCCCGGCAACGGAAGCTGTGCGGACTTGAGCAAGTCGGTTTTCTTTTGCCTGACATCTTCAAGCTCGTTCGTCAACTGGCTGTACTGAGTCTGATACGCTTTCGCATCCTCTTCCGCTTTCTCTTTTTCAAGGTTGGCACGGATTTTAATGTTGATTTTCTCAACATTTTCAATGTCCTCTTCAAGCTCGGCGGTGCTCAGATCCTCGAGGTGCTCCGTCTCCATGTGCGCAATTCTGAGGTCATCCATAAGGCTCTGCTGCTCAGTCATAAGACGTTGAAGCTCAGCCTGGATTCCGTTTATTTTGCTGTTGACGGCGTCATAGTGATGCTGTATCTCGGCGGCTCGGTCACGCTTGCGCTTATTCTCGGCGTTATGCGCCATAATACCTTGCTGCTGTTTGATAAGCTCGGATGCGGAAATCAGCTGCTCCGGTACATCCGGATACTCCGTCATCTCTCTGGCATACTTTACCTTCTGGTCGGCTATCTGACCGATAGCGTGGCGTCTGTTGTAAAGCTCTGTCGCGTCATGTTCGAGCTGCGCGAGCCGGTCTCCGACGCCGATAATGCGCAAAAGTGTGTTGGCTTTTTCCTTGTTTGATGCGGTCATGAACCTCGGCAAATCAAGCGCAAGCTGAGAAATAAACTCGTTTATAAGCTGCTGACCGCCTTTTCTGCCGGTAGGGTCTGTGACCTTCAAGGTGCTGTTCTTCCCGGTGCGCTCCACTATGATGCCGCTGTCCATTGTGATTTTGAGATTGGGCGGCAGTACAGAACCCTCACGCTGTGGCTCTGACGGACGAAATCTATCGCCCCCAAGCGCCCATGCAATGCTGTCGAGCACAGAGGTCTTACCCTGACCGTTACGCCCGCCTATCACAGTCAGACCGTTTTCGGTGGGCTCGATTTTGACCGCCTTAATACGCTTTACATTCTCGAGCTCAAGGCTGTTTATCTTCATTTGACATTAGTCTCCCTTCGTGTTATCATGATGTTGAGGTTTTACCTTTGCCGTCTTCGCTGCCCACTCAGCGTTGGCGGCTTTTGTAATATGCGCAGTAATCGTCCGCCGGCGGCGATTCGCGAAAAATCCCAGTCTCGTGGGTGTACATACATGCCGTGCCGTCCCAGTCGCCGCACGGCGCTGCCATGCGTCTGCGCCAGTCACAGCTGTTGCAAATCGCCATTTTGCGCCACGGGTCTCGTCCGCGCTTCGGTGCCGGTGCCGGTGCTGACACGATTACTTGCTGCCGCCGCTGGTCGGTCAAGCCGGCGAGATAATCAATTGACACATCAAAATACTGCGCTATGTTCACCGCCATCGGCAGCGACGGACAGCTCTTGCCGTGCATATACGCCGATACCATGTTAGGCGCGGTGCCGAGCGTCGCTGCAAGGTCTTTCTGCGTGACTTTCGGCACGCTTTCGCGCATCAGGTCTTTTAGCCTGGCAGCAAGGATCTGCACATCGAACGGGCTTTTAGTCGTCTGATTTCCCATTGCGTTTTGTCTCCTTTCTGTCAAGTATTTTTGTTTTCAGCCTGTCCTCGAACGCGATAAACCTATCTTCTCTGCAAAAGCCGTAAAGCAGTAGTAATATACCGATGATTTCTATCGTTGTCCGTATTGCAAAATTCAAGGCCATAGTTCAGCCCTCCTTCTTTCTATATATCGGTCGCATATGCTATTATCACGGTCAAAGCCGTTAACCACCCCAGCACCGCCTGTAAACGTGCATATTTTAAGTTCTTAGGATTATCATCCAATTCCGGTATAATAAGCCCAATTAAATTTGTAAGCATACAATAGCTTGAACAAATTATCGGTATAAGAAGTAGCTTATTCATTCCCCTGCCTCCCCAAAGAACCTATGCCCGCCGATGGTACAGACATAGGTCTGCGATTCGTGCCACTCGCTGCTTACAAGCTCAGGCGCATAAAAATAAAGAATCTCTGCGTCGGTTACTGTCTCGCCGTCGTCAAATACCGCCGAAACAGCTTTCTCGACTTCTGCGCTCGGCTTCACTCGGCGTGCCGTGTAGCCGTATTCGGTCACAATCTCGGCGGGTCTTTTCCCTGTTTGCTCGCAAGCATTCAAGATGCACTGTGAGACCGCCATTTTGCCGTCAAACGGCTCTGTTCCCGATTCTGCCATAACAACCTGGCATACGAGCCCGCGCTCCTCTGCGGTCAACTGGTAGCGTGCTGTGGGTATCTGCGCCGGTACCGTCAGCTCAGGCGCGGTAATCGGTTCTGTCTCCGGTATCGTGATTTCCTCCGGAACCGCTGCCGCCGCAAATAGCAGGACAAGAGCCAGTACTGCGGCAATCGTTAAAAATCCTTTTGTCATTTTGATGTCTCCTTTCTGTTTTTGCCCTTAGCTCACCATAAGACCAATGTCTCCGCGCTTGAACTGCTCGAGCTTGTCAAGGCGGATGTAGTACGACCAGCCTCCGCTCGGGTGCTGAAGCGCGATACAAAAGGTGCATTTGCCCTCCCTGGCAAGCAGCCTGATCTGGTGCGGCGGTATGTAAATAACCTCCCGGAGATACATCGCCGCTTCGTCCACTGACATCAGTGACATTCTTCTACGCATGATATTTGTCTCCTTTCACGAGTCACGAGAGCGCTTTCAAGAAGCGTTCTTTTCCTTTTACGGTGATAAGCATCTGAACGCCCGTCCAGTCGGTCTTATCGTTGTATGTCTCTTTGACAGTGAACAGCCCGGAATCGACATAATCGGCATAGGGCATCAGCCTGCCGCGCTTGTCGCGGTAAATGTACTTGTGGTCTATAAGCCACTTTACAAAGTCATTCTGTTTCAGCCCGAGAAGCTTCGCCGTTTCTCTGACACCGGTAAGACTCTCGCGGTCGCACAGACCGTCAAAATATTCCGCTTTCGGCTGCATAATGGCGTTTTGAACCGAGAGGTTAGCGTTTATAGTCTTGAATCTCTCAAGCCTTTCCTCAGCCATTCTGAGGGCTCTCGACATCACCGCTTCGGGTGAGTTCCACTCTCTTTCGAGCTGCAAGAAATACTGTCTCGCCTGCTTGCCTTTCTCGTTGCGCTGAAGCATACAGATTTCTTTTGCCATGTCGATTGTGAGCTGCGCATCCTGTCTCGGCTTTCCCGGAAGTCCGTCAGACCTATTGGACAAAAATGTCCGATAGTCCTCGTCCTCAGTAAAACCGTATTCGCACATTCTCGGAAACCATTTGTGAAATGGGGTTTCTGCTTCCAAGAATTCGTGTAGGTCTCTTGCTAAGACCGTAGGTCTGTCGCTTTCATAGTTGATTTTGATTAACTCGTTCATTGTGTAGCTCCTTTCATAAATTTGTTTTATTTCTTTTTCGGTTAATCGATAATCACAAGCACAATAGCAGGACCGTTCACTTTGATTTCAGTATCTTTATGCGGTTCTGCTATTGTTACTTCTACTCCTTCGCGCTGCCGGAGTTCTTCTACAAGATCTCTTGTGCTAACGCCATCAAAAGCTTTCATCTCTTCCTCTCCTTTCTTTGAACCTCAAATATGTGGTTATTCCGGTGTTGAACTGGCTCTCCAAACGCTGATACCCTTCGACGCGCCTACATCTTCCGCAACATTCGGAATGTCAAGCAAAACATCGTTAGACACAAGTTCCAGTGTCAAAACAGGCCAAGAGCCGCCCTCGTGATGAAATGTAACGCTGCGGACTGATTGTCCTATCTCAACGCCGCCTAGCTTCACACTGCTCGTCAGACCCGTGTTCGGATCGACTCTTATCTCGATTTTGTTCATCTTTTCACCTCGTTTCTTCGGTCCTTAAAGGTCGAGTATTTTTGATATTGATGCTATGATCTTCTCGCTGTTGCAGCGTCCGGTAAGAATCCGGTTGAGGTAGCTGCTGTCTACAAAGAGCCCTGTGTCCCGGTTGATCTGCGATATGAGCCACTCCTGCGATTTATCCAGGTCTATCAGACGCTTTTTGACTGTCTTACCAAAATCGGTAAAGCTGTATTTAAACACGGATGAACACCTCCTTTTAATTGATTGTAATATAAAAAATTTTGTTTTTCTCCCCACCTCGTTTTCCGCCCATCTTTTTTTCTTTTGCAGTCAATGACACGATATGTGTCATTGATGATTAAAAAAAATTTGCTCGACACTTACTCCGTAATAATTGGCAAGCTTTATTTTTGTCTCGTCGCGAGGAATCCTATACCCGTTTTCGTACATCGCCATTGCTGACAGGCTTATTCCAACAGCTTTTGCCACTTCTTCGCGGGTTCTTTTTCCTCTGAGTAATATGAGCCTTTGAGCTATATCTTCTCGACAACAGTTCATCAAATCGCCTCCTTTCATTTTTGTGACACAATTCGTGACAAATTAAGATTAACACATACCGTGACACTTGTCAACATATTTTTTAAAAAAGTTCTTTACATTTGTCACGAATCGTGATACACTGTGGTCAAGGAAGTGATTCTATTGTTTAAGGATGTTTTTAAAAAGCTAAGAAAAGAAAAACAATTAACTCAATCTGAATTAGCTACAGCGCTCGGCATTTCACGCAGTGCGATAAGCATGTATGAAAACGGAGAAAGAGAACCCGATCTCGAAACATTAGAAGCTATAGCTGATTATTTTAACATTGATATGAATCAGCTCACGGGGCAGGAAAAATATTTATCAAAAGACAGTATTGCTTATAGAATACAAACTATAATGACATATCAGCATGTGTCACTCGACGAATTAGCATCTCGTCTCGATGTCGACAAAGATTCTCTCTACGATTTTATATATAAAACACCTGATTCTGACTTTCATGATGATCCAAGATTGCAGGGTATAGCCGACGCTTTGGAGGTAAAAAACACTGACGCCTTTTGGGGATACAACATGTTTACCAGCGACAGCTTTGAAAACTACATTAGTTTTCTATTTTATAAGATTGATAAGAACCTTCCGTTGACTCCTAAAGAGAACAATGTAATTTTAGATTATTTACATGGTGTTTACGACGATGTAGACGAAACGCTCGCCGACAACATCATCCCTCTGCCAAAAACAAAAAAGATTCCCCTGCTCGGCACAATCGCCTGCGGAGAACCAATCCTTGCAACTGAAAATATTGATAAGTATATAGAAATGCCGGAATCTGTAGGCGGCACATTTGCTTTGAAATGTAAAGGCGACAGTATGATAAACGCCCACATATTTGACGGTGACGTTGTATACATCAGAGAGCAGCCTGATGTAGAAAACGGCGAAATCGCTGCAGTTTTAATTGGGGACGAAGCAACGCTAAAGCGCGTTTATAAATATCCATCAAAAGTTGTTCTTCGTCCTGAGAATCCGCTATATAACGACATTACGTATGCCGAAGAGGAAATGAACGATGTGCGCATACTCGGAAAAGCAGTTGCCCATCTGAGCGCGGTTAGATAAATAAACAATCATAAGGTAGGTGATGCCCTATCGCTTTTCTCGCTACAGTAGCCATAATTATCGCGGCAATAATAATCATTAAATACAATGGAAAAAAAGATAAATCATCCCCGCATAGTCAATACTTAAGTATCGATACAAAAAATCAACAGAGCAACATATCAGCTGATTATGAACTGATAAGAAAAAATGATAAATCACTTAATGTGTCATATGAAAAGAAGTCTAAACTTGTGAGCATATTGACCCGCAAATGGTATGATGTTTGTCTAAAAGATTTTGTTGCGCTCGATTTTGAAACGACCGGACTTGATAAAGTTTATGACAATATTATCGAAGTTGCTGCCATACGTTATGAAAACGGTTCTGAAAAAGAGAAGTTTGTGACATTAATTAAGCCACGCTTCAGAATTCCGGAAGAAGCTTCCGCAATAAATCATATTACCAACAGCATGGTCAGATCGTCGCCCACAACGGAACAGGTCATTCCGCAACTGATTGATTTTTTGGGTGATAGCTTAGTGGTCGGTCACAATGTGAATTTCGACATAGGTTTTCTTGAAATTGCTGCCCAACGCTGCGGAAGGCGTGTTCAATACAATTACGTAGATACCATGTCAATTTCAAAAAAAATGTTTTCCGGGCTCGATAATTACAAACTGGAAACAATAGCTAAAGCATTAGGCATTGATACTACATTTCACCGAGCCGAAAGCGACGCCAAAATTTGTGCAGAAATTGTCATGATAGCCACAAACACACTATCTGCTGATTTTGACAGCATTTCAAAAGAGCTTAAGGCTGTTAAGACCTCAACTCCCGTAAGAAGTGCAACAAATAAAAATATTTCCGCAACACAAGCACTCGCCCGTGACGGAAAAATGAGAAAAGCGCTTGGAGAACACCTCGTTATTGTCTCACATCACGGCAGTGCGTGCGAGATATGCAAGAAGTTTGAAAATAAAATTCTAATCGACGACGTGTATTCCGGCGGTTCAAGAAAAGATGGTAATTATATGCTACTATCTGAAGCGATGGCGCAAGGTTTATTCCATGAAGGCTGCCGACACGGACTCGGCACTTATTATCCTGAGTTGGAAAGTATCAATCATTACAGCAAGACCGCCGAACGCAAAAAAAGATAAATAAAAAAAGAACCCCCGGTGTTCCAGCACCGAGGGTTCGAGAATCAACACACACCATGCGTATAGAGTGGATTGATATAATTATTATTATATCACCCGCTCTGAGGAAACACAAGCAAAAAGGAGCGGATTTTTTAATGGCAAAGCGTGAAAACGGTGAAGGCAGCGTTTACAAACGCAAAGACATCAAAAAGCGGCCGTGGGTCGTTGCGCTGCCTGCGACCTACTCTTTGGACGAAAACGGCAAGATGATAAAAAAGCAGCAGATACTCGGTACATACGCGACATCCAAAGAAGCAAAAGCAGCGTTGTCTCAGTACATCGAACACCCGGTCACAGAAATAAACATGACCGTTGATGATCTGCATACGATATGGCTATCACGCCCGGAGTATAAAAACATATCTAAACAGTCCCGGGATTGCTACAACGCCGCTTGGAAAAAGATCCCCGAAGATGTAAAGGCTATCAAAATGCGTGAACTAAGAACTGAAGATATGCAGGGCTGCATTGACGCACACCTTGAGCAAAGCGGCACGTCTTTATCATACATTAAAAGTTCCTTTTCTCGGCTCTACGCGCTCGCATTGGAGCGTGATATCTGCCATAAAGACTATTCCAAATTCGTAAAATTGCCGAAGAAAAAGAAAAACGAGATACACCCGTTTAACGCAGAAGAAGTCGAGAAGATAAAGAAGGCTGCGGAAAACCGTGTCCCGTATGCGGATGTTATACTCATACTGATCTACACAGGTTTCCGCATCTCCGAACTGCTCGCCTTAACTCCGGATGACTACATCATCGACGAGCAAATACTTATCGGCGGTCTGAAGACCGAAGCCGGAGAAAACCGCCATGTCCCCGTATTGCCGATTATAAAGCCCTACGTCGAGAGAAGATTGAAAGTTGGCGGACAAAAACTCATATGCAAGGATGACGGCACCGGTTATAGTTCGTGCTATATGCGCAAAAAGTATTATGATGCGCTTGACGCCATCGGAGTACAACGGCTGTCGCCGCACAGTTGCCGCAAGACTTGCGCCACGATGATGGTCGAAAACGGCGTAACACCCGAAGCCACACAGATGATTTTAGGCCATGAGGAATACAGCACAACGCTGAAATATTATGCCCTTGTATCGGACGAAACGCTGCAAAAAGAGATGTCGAAAATATCTTAAAAATCCGTAGTAACCCCGTAGTAACGCCTGCTTCAAGCCTACTTTTTTATGCCGTTTGTATCAAGCGCAACCACAATATATAGTGATTTTTGCCCCAAAAATTCAAATATACACCATATTGGCTTGCTTCGGGACCAAGAGGCCATGGGTTCGAATCCCGTCACTCCGACCATGAAAAAGGACTTGCAAAAGCAAGTCCTTTTTTCAATTTATTATTGACACTCAAACCTCTGTCCTTTTAACTTGGCGTAAGATATTCAGCTTTTGCAGCATTATTTTCCACAGTGACATTTATTGGACTTTGCACCTTTATTATAGACAAACCGCCTTGTTTCGCGGTATAATAGCAATACCGTTTACGGCAAAAATGCAGCATTGGAGCGCAGGCA